TTAAATTTTTAATAAATTTTAAACGAACTTGAGATAGATCTACAATCCCTTTTTCTCTAGCTAACCTTTCAGCTTGATCTCTTAATTCTTTTTCAGCTATTTTTTGCTTATCTTGTACTGCTAATAATTGTTTTCTATTTAATTCATAAATACCAGCTTGATCATATTTTAATTTTTGAGCTATATCTCTTACAGATGATAAAGATTTTTTAGATATATCTACAGCCCTATTGCCTTTAACTATTTCTTGTAATATACCATCAAGTTCATCTTGTATCCCCCTAAATCCTTCTTTTAATTCATCCGCAACTCTTATAGCTTCTTTTAAAGCCAACGACATACCCTCAACCGCAGCTTTAGCATTTTTAAGATTACTCGTATCAAATAAAGGAGCAGGCTTCTTAGTGAGTTTTTCGTACTCCTTTTTAAGTCTTTCTAGCTCAGCTATTTGTAGTTTTATATCGTCGGCCATCTAAAGCATTTATTATAAATATTAAATAAATATGTTTTTATTTATAACTTGTTTTATTGTGAGATTTAGAAGCACCCATAAATGCTGGGGTGTTTACCTTACCTGATGGGTCTACCGCTGTAATTTTATTTTTGCCTTGTCCGGCTTGTTCAGATGCTTTAGATTCTTCGCTATAAAATTCTTGTATTTTAAAGAAAGTAAATTTCCTTAACCATATAGGCATCGAATAGACTGTATTCCAGTCATAACCACCCTTACCATGAAATATTATTTCATGGATTTGGGTAAATAAGTTCATTCTAACTTGAGAGGCTATCTCAGGCGTCAGGCCAAAAAAAGCTAAGATTTATTGGTATAGCGACCTCCTCACCGCTATTTGAAGTAAATGTTAAATCAACATCAGGTTGTACAGTACGAATATATTCACGTAATGCCCTTGAATCGCGAGCTAATAAATTATTATCTACAAATTCACGAATTGATTTAATTTCTCTATCACCATTAATTGAGGTAATGATGTATTTTAAGCGAGTAGATAGTTCTGGGGAAGAATCTTTATTAATTTTCTTTAAACCTGCTAATTCAGCATCGATTTTTTTATCGTCACCTGCTGTAAGAATTTTAAAAGTTATTAAATTACCTGAATTAGGTAGGGTATAAGTAAATTCGTTTACTCCTTCTGTAATTAAAGATTCATCAAAAGATTTGTTATCTAAAAGAGATAAATCTATAATGTATGATTCTCCGTCATGGACAAAATCATAATCTTTACCATAACCTAAAATACGAGATGCAACCATAAGTGCATTTTTATCTCCTATAATTAAATCATTGTAATCAACTTTAGTTACAATAAGAGATTGTATTAGTTTATCTAAAACTGTGCCCTGTTTAATGTATGACTGGTTAGTAAGAATATCTTCTTCTTTAGCAGTCATGTATTTCATTTCTACTTTTCCTTCTCTTAAAGGATTTCCTTCGGGGTATAGTAAACCTTTTGAAGGTAGTTCAACCATTTCGGTTGGAATTTTAAATTCGCTCATAAATTTTTATTTAATAAAACTAGTTTGTCTATTATACATATAATATAAAAAAAAAGCCTGGCATAGCCAAGCTTAAATTTAATTTTATGTAAACTTTTATTAGAAGTTTAGTACACAGTAATCCATACCAATTGTTAGTGATATATTAATCGCTTGGTTTTCTGTATCCCAGTTGTATTCACCAAAGTTACCACCTTTAATAAATGCTCCTTTAATTACCCATTCAGAAACAATATCACCTACGGGTCCTAAAATATCGATAGTTAAATCTTTCTTGTAGAAATCTGAATAACCATCGCGTCCTGTTACTGATTCGTGGTGTAGGCGAAGCCATTCCATTGTTGCCTGAGCTCCAGAAGGAGTGATTGGATCAAACAATGTCATTGTTAAATCCGACCAGGTAATTTTACCTTTAACCTTTCTGTATACGTTGATGTGGTTAAGTACTACTTCACCTTGTTCAAAAGTAACAGCTGAAATTGCTTTGATTGTGTAAGCGGGGATACCATCTACATACATGATAAAGCGGTTCGCCTGTTTGGGTTCAAACGCTGTGAAAAATATTTCGTTTGGATCTAATACTGCCATTTTGCTATATTGTTTATTTTATTATAAATATCGTTAATTACAACTCTTATGATGGGAAAGTAGCTCCCGTTGGTAAAATGTTGAAATCTAGGTAAATGAATTCAGCTGTCTTGGTTGGTTGTAGATAAATTTGACCAATCATCTGGTTTCTATCGATTACATCCGGAGTGTTATTGGAATCATCCATAATTACTCTGAACGCATACAAACCTTGACGTTGTTGAACTGATTCAAGATATGGGTTAACTTGGCTTAAGAATTGGTTTCTTGTAGCAATTGTGTTTTGTTCAAACACTAAGTTATTAGCTACTTGAGAAATGTAAGACTTAAGAGCGATTAACAATCTACGTACATTTACACGATCGAGTGCAGACGCTTTTTTCTGGAGAGTTTTCTGACCATATACCACAACTCCAGTTCCTGGGAATGTGGCAATTGGATTGATGTTACCAGTATAGAGTGTATTACGTTGAGATTGTGTTAGTTTTCTTTCGGCTCTTACTACCGTATCTAGTCCACCGCGATTGATTCCGGCAGGTGCAAACCATGGTTCAGATACATTGTCATTGAACGCGTATACAGCGGGAATTAATGTTGATGCTGGTACATAAACCAATTGACCAGTTCCTGGGTCGATTGTTTGTACCCAAGGCCAATATGTTGCTGCGTATGAACTATTAATTAAATTAGCTTCAGTTACAGTAGTATTGACTGTAGCATTATATGGTACTGTATCTATTACAGCAATAGCATCTCCTCTAGATTGAATTGTATCTACTAAAGTAGTAACTTGAGATGCGTTAATGTCCATAGTTAAACCTGGAACTGAAATTACATTAAATCTGTAATCGTCTTGGTTAGCCATCAACGATATGGCTTTATCATAATTACTACCTGAAATACCCTGGACATTAGCAGCAGTAACACCTGATTGTGAATAGTAAGCAGCTCCTCCTCCGTAAAATAAATCACCTGTGGCTCCTGTAAAGGTACCACTAGCGGCTGTTGGGATTGAACCTGTAAAAGTGTTTTGAGCAGTTCCGTTATTATTAAAATAATTTGGAGTTGGTTGTTGAACTGCACTTACATAAACGTAGTTTGAACTGTTAGGATAGTTACCTACTTCTTGAATGTATGAAACTCCGTCACCATCCGTTACTAAAGTTTTGTAACTATCACCAATTACTCTAGCTATGTAATTATCTTGAGTTGGATCTAATGATAAATTAGCCCAAGTTTCAAGTACAACGGGTTCTGTAGTTGTGTCATTACCCTGTCTAATTAATAGACTGAATTGGCCTGATCCTGTATCTACACCTGTGATTTGCCATCTTACGTTATCAGATGAGCCACTAGATAAAATACCATTAGTACCTAATGAACCTGAGTTGTTCATAATAGTACCTTCAGAAATAGTTTTTAGTGTAAATGAGCCCGAAGTATTACTACCACTAATAGCACCACCTGTAACTATAGCTTCAGAAAATGATCCTGATACTACTCTAGTTACTAATAGGCTTTGACCCCCTTGTTGGAAATAATTGTAAGCAGCAATTGAAGTAAAATAGCTGTATTCTTGACCACCGCTTAAGAAAATACTACCGAATTTATTTAAATAGCTACTGTAAGTAGTACATAAAGTTGGTATTTCTACAGGGCCTTTTACAGTAGGTCCTATAAGAGCTGCGCCTACGGTTACTGGTTGTTGAGTGATAAATGAGTTATCATTTTCTCTAGCTAATACTCCAGGTGAAATTAAAGTTTCTGCCATTGCAAGTTATGTTTTTGGTTTTATTATAAATATATGAAATTTCGTCAAAAATGTTTGTAAAACCTTTAAATATAACTTAATATTAGAAAATTTTATTCAATAGTGATTTCACCTGTTTCTAAATCAAGATTACCATTTCCGTATTTTTCGGTTAATTCAGCTCCTAATTTACTGTTCATCTTTTCAATCTCTAAGACTTGAGATTTTAATTCAATTTTTGTTTGTTCCAGTACTGACATTCGGTACTCAATTGAGCCTAAGTTCATTAGAATAGTATTTTGTTGATTTTGAAGATCTCTTAGTTGTGTAAGTTCTTCTTGTGTTAAAATTTTTGTTTCCATATGTGTATAAATATTATTTTTTTAATAAAGGTTTAATTTTAGACATAACTAATTGTGGGGTGATTGATTTTTGACAAATGTGTTGTTTGTCTGTTCCTTTCCAAATAGGGCACCAATCCCAATCACCAGCATCAAATGCAAAATTAGGATTAGTCCAACACGGAAAACAAACATTTTCTTTAAATATTCGAGTTATTTTTTTAGTAAATTCGTGTCCGGGTTCAGCAAAACCATTAATCATTGCTGTATGTTTCCCAATAGCCCAATTTAACCAAGATAAACCTGAACCTAGTCCAATAAATAAATCAGCATGGTAAAGATAATTAGCTACTTCTTCTATAGAATGGCCATAGTGATTAATTACACCATCTATTATATGTTCGTTTTTAGTTAAACTTATAACTATATAACCTTGCTGGTTAAGCAATTTAGCTAAAGTTACCCAGTAATTATAAACCCATTCTTTACACCCTGCCGTAGCATTAGGTCCTATTACAATGTATTTTTGTTGGTATGGTTTTTCTTTTTTAGGAAAATTTAAACCATAGTTTAATTCTTTATATTCTAATCCTAAAATATCTGTAGCAGTTGCCTGCATTGGGATAGTATTACATTGACGTGGGTGTCTATCAAAATTTTTCCATTCACCTTTATCATCTCTAAACCAACCTATATGATAATGAACTAAACATTCAGTAGCAGTACCAGGTTCTATAAATTCAATATCTTTATAAGCATCAATTCCTTTAAACCAGCTATTATTAAATGTAGATAAAATAACTTTACAATTATGTTTTTTAGCAAATTCTATAGCATAAGGAGTCCAACCTATTGTATCACCAATAGAATTAGATTCTAAAGAAATTAATACTCTTTGGCCTGTTAAATCTAAACGAGCGTGTTCTTTACCATATATTTTAATAAGCCAAGGTACGTAATATTCTTTACCACATTGAGTCCACATATTATTGCTAATATGGGTAGAATATAATACTTGATTTGTGTCAGCGTTTATAAATTCAACTAAATAGGATTTAGACACATTACCTAAAATTTCTACTTTAGGTTGACCTATAAAACTAACATTAATAATATTTGTATCTTCTGGTT